GAGCCGCGGATGCAAAGGTAACTATCTCACCTATTTTCCCGCGCTATGTTATTAAGAAGGCTATTAACGATACTATTGAAGCAGTTGGCTCTGCCATCTATGCAGTTAAGCAAACATCATTTGTTTATAATGCAGCGGTAACTACTTATGAGTTTCAAGATTTATACATAGAGAACATTCTTACTATGTCATGGCAGGATATTGGGCCAACAAAAGAATGGATTAGAATTAAGCGTTGGTCATTTGACCCGTTTGCAGATGTAGCCACATGGGGTGGCGGTTCCCAAACTGTAACTATTCAGGATGTTATTATTCCTGGTAGAACTGTTAAGGCTATGTATGCTACACACCCAATGCCTTTTACAACTAACACACAAGATTTTTCTACACAGACTGGATTATCAAATACAGTTAAAGATGTAGTTATTTTAGGCGCAGCCTACAGACTGTTGTCTTATCTTGACCCAGCCCGTGCTGCTCAGTACAGCCCACAGGCTGATGAGATTGATTCTAAGCGTCCGTTTGGTGCATCTAATACAGCAGTGCGTCAAATCTTTGGACTATATCAACAGCGTCTTAATGAAGAAAAGCAAAAGCAATTAACTCAGTACCCAACACGAGTTCACTACAGCCGATAGGAATATAAATGACAACTAGAAATTACTCCTCACGCTCTCAGCAATCTACGCTGACTAGCGCGGTTACTGCTGGTGCAACAACGATTGTTGTTCAGTCTGGGCCTGCGCTTCTGGGTGGTGCAACCATCTCAGGCGGTACAACCTTTACCCTGGTCATTGACCCAGATACAGCGCTCGAAGAAATTGTAGATGCCACGGCGGTATCTACTAATACCTTTACCATTACTCGTGCTATAGATGGCTCCTCTGCCCAAGCCCACTCGGCTGGTGCAGTCACACGTCACATGGCTATTGGTCGTGACTACCGTGAGGCTAATGTTCACATTGAGTCCACAACAGGCGTACACGGGGCTACAGGGGCTGTGGTGGGTACTACAGATACCCAGACCCTAACCAATAAGACCCTTACTGCCCCTACCATTACCAACCCTAGCATCACAGGTGCTGGTGTAGATGCAAGTATTGTCTTTGAAGGTGCTACTGCTGATGCTCACGAGACTACCCTTACAGTAGTTGACCCTACACAAGATAATATAATTACCCTGCCTAATACTACAGGCACAGTAGTTCTTGATACAGCAACACAGACCCTTACTAACAAAACTTTAACTAGCCCAACCATCTCAGGCTCACCAGTTATTACTGGTTTATCTTCTGCGGGTATGTCAGCATCATCTGCTACCCCTAAGGATTATGTAGATAGCATTTTAGGTTCAGCAACTGCAGCATCTACCTCAGCAGCAAGTGCTGCTACTAGTGCTACATCTGCTGCTACTTCTGCAACGAGTGCATCTAACAGTGCAACAGCATCTGCTACATCTGCAACAGCATCAGCAACTTCAGCCACAGCAGCAGCCACAAGTGCTACCTCAGCAGCAGCCTCTGCCACAGCAGCGGCAACTAGTGCAACTAGTGCAGCAGCAAGTGCAACAACTGCTGCTAACTCAGTAGCAACAATTGCAGGTTATGCAACATCATCTGCTAACTCTGCTACCGCTGCAGCAACTAGCGCTACAAGCGCTGCTGCATCTGCAACGGCTTCTGCTAACAGTGCAACTGCCTCAGCCTCAAGTGCTAGCGCATCTGCTACCTCTGCTACAGCATCTGCATCATCTGCAAGTGCTGCTGCAACAAGTGCATCAAGTGCAGCCACATCTGCGACTTCTGCTGCAACATCAGCGACAAGCGCTGCTGCTAGCGCAGCAACCGCTGCAGCCGCAGTCGCCGCATCATTTGATGCCAAGGGAGATTTACTAGCAGGAACTGGCGCAGGTTCATTTGACCAACTAACAGTTGCAGCAACTAATGGTTATGCACTTACTGTAAACTCAGCAACAGCAACAGGTCTTGCTTGGGCAGCAATTGATGCTCTACCTAGCCAGACTGGTAACGCTGGAGAATACTTAACAACTGACGGCACAACTGCAAGTTGGGCTGCAATAACAACTGACCCCACACCAACCGTGTTTATGCTCGGTGGAATGTAACTAAGGAGAAATAATAATGCCAACAACATACAAGGTGCTAGGGCAGTCTAACCCGTCTGCTACCACGGCAACAACACTATACACGGTGCCATCGGCAACACAGGCGATTGTATCTACAATCACCATTGCTAACCAGACAGCAACTGCAGGTACCTACCGCGTAGCGGTACGCCCAGCAGGAGCAACCCTGGCAGCACAGCACTATGTAGCCTACGATGTGTCCCTCCCAGGCAATGCCACTGACACGCTAACCCTTGGCATTACCCTTGCTACCACAGATGTGGTCACAGTCTATGCCTCAGCAGCAACATTCTCATTCAATGCTTTCGGAAGCGAGTTATCATAAATGACAGTTGGACGCATACCTTCGGTTGAAGGTGGTATTCAGCCGACCATCTTTGACGCTAAAGCAGACTTACTGACGGCTACCGCCAACGATACCCCAGCAAGGCTGGCAGTTGGCGCAAATAACACAATCTTAACTGCTGACTCTGCCGAGGCTACAGGATTAAAATGGGCTGCTGCTGCAGATGGCGCTGGCAATTGGACAAACTACACGCCGACAGTTACGCCAGAAGCAGGAACCGCTACATCTATTGTAAATCAAGCAGGGCGTTATCAAATGCTTAATTCTAAAACCTGTTTAGTTCAAGCAACTTGGAGAGTGGCTTCGGTGGGAACAGCAACGGGATATGTTATTTTTACATTACCATTTACATCTAAAAGTACTGGTCAAATTGCAATAGGTTCAAGTTATGAAACTGAATCTGCTGGAACAACGGGCTTTGTATCTGTTCCTGTTAACAGTAGCGTTGCAAGGTCAAACAGATATGACAACAATAACAACAGTTGGTGGACAACTAATTACACAATTCGCGCTCAAGTAGTATATGAGGTGGCATAATGTTTTTTTCAGGATTTGATGATAACGATACTTGCTCAAACGAGACTTATCTTTCAAGATTGCGCCATTGGCGCGACCGACAATTAGCGGCTAGTGATTGGACACAGGTAGCAGATGCGCCTGTAGATAAAGCAGCCTGGGCTACCTACCGCCAAGCACTCAGAGATTTGCCAGCAAGCAATACAAACCCAAGATTGATTGAAGCACCAGCACAACCAGGAGGCAACTAATGGCTACAGGTAGAGTTCCAACAACGGCTAACTCGCCGTTAACAGCAAAGGGTGACCTATTCGGTTACTCCACTACCCAGGCTAGGGTAGCCGTGGGCAACAATGGCGAAACTCTCGTAGCAGATAGTTCCACTGCAACAGGCTTGCGCTATACGGGTTTATTTGGTGCTAATAAAAATCAAATCTTAAATGGTGATTTTAGAATAAATCAAAGAGGTTTTAGTAGCACCACCTCGGATGCAACATATGGGTTTGACCGTTGGTTTCTTGGAAAATCGGGAGATGGAACTGTTACCTACTCTGCTCAAACATTTACCCCAGGAACCGCACCTGTATCAGGGTATGAGGGTGTTAATTTTGCAAGAGTTGTAACTACTGGACAAACAACTACTTCTTCCTATGCTCTTTTAGCGCAGCGCGTTGAAGATGTAAGAACTTTGGCTGGACAAACCGCGACAGTTTCTTTCTGGGCTAAGGCTGCTAGTGGCATTCCAAGTATTACAGTAGAACTTCAGCAAAACTATGGTACTGGAGGTACAGCAACAAGCGATTTATATAAGAGTAAAATTGCTATTACTACAAGTTGGGTACGATACTCGGTTACAATTGCATTAAGTTCTATTTCTGGTAAAACTATTGGAACTGGTTCTAACTTGGGTGTTGCTTTATGGGTATCCGCTGGTTCAAACTTCAATAGTCGTTTAGATACTCTTGGACTTCAAGCAAATACTTTTGATATCTGGGGTGTGCAAGTCGAGGCAGGTTCAGTCGCTACCGCGTTCCAAACTGCAACAGGAACACTTCAAGGAGAATTAGCCGCTTGTCAGCGTTATTACGAAAGAATTAACGCAACTTCTATTTATGCTGGATTTGGTTCGGGTTTTTGTAACAATACCACGACTGGACAAATCTTTGTAAATTATCAAACAACTAAAAGAACTCAACCAAGTGGGGCTGTTTCTGCTGCTGGTGATTTTTTGGTCACTATAACTGGAGATAATAAAACTGCTTCAGGAGTTTCATTTGACCAATTTGCCAATAATGGTGTCTATATGGCATTTACTGTAACAGGATTAACGGCTGGTCAAGGCTGCGTTGTAAGGTCTAATAATAAAACTACTTCATATATCGAATTAAGTTCGGAGTTATAAGATGCCACAATACAAAGTTATGCCAGCAGATGAAATAAACACCAAATCTGAAATGATTGTCCGCACGGATGATGATGGTAATCT